CGCCGCCGTCCAGATCTCCCATAAGTACCACCGCTTCATGAATCTTATCAAGGGTACCCCCGCCAAGGTCAATGAATCTCTGCGCGATACTCTGTTGGATCTTGCCAATTACTGCGTCCTCACTGTTATGGAGCTGGATAAAGCCAAAGAAAAAGCAAACGCTTCAAGCTCCTCTGCCTTCGCTCAGGCTGCTTCCGCCGTTACATATCGTACAACTCCGCAGTTTGATTACAGCAAGTATATCTCTGACGGCACCATCCTCGCCTCTGGTGATGCTCCCGCCGCAACATTGAAGGGAGATGCCGAATGAACATCATTATGTATACAACCCATTGTCCGCGCTGTCACAGTCACACTCGATAAGAACAGCCGCCAAGCAGCAACAGAAAAATTGTTTATTTACAAGGAGGGTTTATGGAAAATGTAATTCTCTATACCACGCATTGTCCGCGCTGTCTGATTCTGGCAAACAAACTGCAGGAAAAGGGCATTCACTATACGGAGTTTACCGATGTACAGAAAATGCTTGAAATGGGCATGGATATGATGCCTGTTCTGCAGGTGGGCGAACAGCAGTATGGATTCAAAGAAGCAATTAAAATCGTAGGAGGTATGTAATGGCTATCGAACAGTATGAAAAATATCAGCCGTATCTTGACTTTATCAAGGAGTATGCCGCATCCAGCAACGCAGCCACTGGCAGTAAGGTTGATGCGAACGCGAATGTGGAATGCAAGAATGTCACCACTTTGACTGGTGAACTTTATAAAAAAGATGGTATCGGCATCAACCGTCTGCGTATGTGGCAAAAAATCAAAGAGCTGTACGGTCAGGAGTATGCCGACAAGTACATTTACCAGCTTGACCATCATTTTATTTACCGCCATGACGAAACAAATCCGTGCCTGCCGTACTGCGTCTCCATTACCATGTATCCGTTCCTGTTCAATGGTCTGGAAAGCATCGGCGGCGGTTCATCTGCTCCTCACAACCTTGATTCCTTTTGCGGTGAATTTATCAACCTGTGCTTTGCCATTGCATCTCAGTTTGCCGGTGCAGTTGCCACCCCTGAGTTTATCCCCTATCTTGATTACTTTATCCGCAAGGACTATGGCGACGATTATTACCTGCACGCTGATAAGGTAGTTGATCTTTCCAGCCGTCATCGCACCATCGACAAGGTTATTACTGACCAGTTTGAACAGGTTGTCTATTCTCTGAATCAGCCTGCCGCTGCTCGTAATTTTCAGTCCATCTTCTGGAACTGCGCATACTTCGACAAGCCGTATTTTGAGGGCATGTTCTCTGATTTCGTATTCCCTGATGGCACAGAAATGCAGTGGGAGTCCGTATCCTGGCTGCAAAAGCGCTTTATGGAATGGCTGAATCAGGAGCGTCTGAAGAAGATTCTCACCTTCCCTGTCGAGACGCTGAACCTGCTGGATGATGGCACTGATTATGTCGATAAGGAATGGGCTGACAATGCTGCCGAAATGCTTTCTAAAGGCCATAGCTTCTTTATCTATCGTTCCAACAGTGTGGACTCTCTGGCATCCTGCTGCCGTTTGCGCAATGAAATGAGCGACAATACCTTCAGTTATACTCTTGGTGCTGGCGGCGTGGCTACTGGTTCTAAGGGTGTTATCACCATCAATATGAATCGCCTAATCCAGACTGCTGTTGCCGATGGCCGTGATATTTGCGAGGCCGTTCGTGAACAAGTCAAAGACATCCATGTTTACCTCAAGGCATGGAACGCAATTTTGAAGGACGAGTTCAATGCAAAGCTGCTCCCTATCTACGATGCCGGATATATCTCTTTGGATAAGCAGTTCCTGACCATTGGCATTAACGGATTTGTTGAGGGCTGTGAATTCCTTGGCTACACCATCTCCCCGGACGACCAAAACTATGTTGATTTTACGAACAAAGTGCTCAAGGTCATCTATGACGAGAACAAGGCAGATCGCTCTGACGGCATTATGTTTAACACAGAATATGTCCCCGCTGAAAACCTTGGTGTCAAGAACGCAAAGTGGGATAAGCAGGATGGCTTTGTAGTTCCGCGTGACTGCTACAACAGTTACTTCTATGTTGTCGAAGATCCTACCAAGCCGCTTGATAAATTCATGCTTCACGGCTCCAAAATGACGCAGTATCTGGACGGCGGCAGCGCTCTGCATCTGAATCTGGAGGAACATCTGGATAAGGAGCAGTACCGCAAACTGATGAATGTGGCCATCAAGACTGGGTGCCCCTACTGGACGGTGAATGTGCCAAATACCATCTGCAATGACTGCGGACACATTTCTAAACACCACCTGCGTAAATGCCCTAAGTGCGGCAGTGAGAACCTGGACTATGCAACCCGTGTCATTGGTTATCTCAAGCGCGTATCCAGCTTCTCCGAAGCCCGTCAAAAGGAGGCAGCGAAGCGCTATTATGCAGACTGATTGCAAACCGCTTCTGTATAGCCACTATGATGTAACATTCCAAGAAGTCCCTGGCGAAATAAGCCTTGTGTTTGATATTACAGGCTGTCCGCATCACTGCCCTGACTGCCACTCCAAATTCTTATGGGAGTATAGCGGCAACCCATTGCTGGAGAATCTTCCATCGGTTATCAATAAATACCGGTCCATGATTACTTGCGTGTGTTTTATGGGCGGCGACCAGAACAAAATCGAACTGCTGAAAGCATGCGAAATCGCACATCGGTACAACTTGAAAACATGCCTCTACACAGGTCTTGACTACCCAAGTTTTGTTCACCTGATGTATGACAATGAACCGCGCAATTACGGCGCATACTTCAATTTTATCAAGGTTGGCCCGTATGTCTCTGAATTCGGCGGCCTTGACAATCAAAAAACGAATCAACGTTTTTATGAACTCAGAGGAAATGTACCGATTGATAAAACAATCCTATTTCAAAAGGAGTATACATGAAAATTATTACAAACCCCAGCTGGACAAAAGAGGAGGTCGAAGAATTCCGCGCCTCCATCAAATCCAATAACGGCTATTGCCCCTGTCGCATTGAGCATATCCCGGCCAACAAATGTATGTGTCAGGAGTTTCGTTCTCAGGTTTCCGGCCAGTGCCATTGCGGCCTCTACCTCAAGGAGGATTAACTATGAATCTTAATAAATGCAACAAACTTTTTCGCTTTGGCGTGCTCTTCTCAGCGTTCTTCACGGCGCTTGTTCTGATTGTTTTTTGCCCTCGGCTCAGCGCCACCGCCTATGCTGAGTCTTCCACGCCCGAAACCGCCGTCACTACTTACACCGTTACCTATCACGCCAATGGCGGCTGCTGGTGGAGCAACTGGTCCCGCCCGACTTATTCTTTCGCCACCAAAAAGTATGAGCAGGAGGAAGGCAAAACCTATCAGATCATTGATTCCAAGCCCACCTACGGTGCCAACACCTTCAACGGCTGGAACACAGAGTCCGACGGCTCCGGCACCTGGTATTCCCCCCATCAGGAATATGTCTGTACCGGCAATATGGACCTCTACGCTCAGTGGCTCGGCCCCGTTCCTGCGCCCACCGCTGAACCTACTGCCACACCGGAACCTACCCCGGAACCGACTGTTGCGCCCACAGCTACTCCGTCACCAACCGCAACTCCCGAACCCGTGACCACTCCGGCACCAGTTCCCTCGGCCAAGCCCAATTACCGCGCCATGTGCCGCGCCTGGTTCCGCTATCTTCGCCGCCAGATGATTGGTCTGTATAAGTAAAGGAGGTACTCCATGCACTATGAAACCCCGTATGTAAACTATACCTACCCCATCTATGATACAAAAGTCGACCATCTCGGTGAAATCGTGTCCACTGGTACAGTTTTGGATGAAGGCGATGTCGTTTTTAAGGATGAACTTTCCGTCAAATCTCTTGCCTCCGACATCCCCCTCCCCTCCTATGCTCACCCCACGGATGCCGGCCTTGACCTGCACGCCATCAGTGTGGAAGCACCCGGTACCGTCATCGTTGCAACCTGTATTATCCAGCCTGGCATGACCGCCAAAGTACATACCGGCATCGCCATTAAGCTGCCCCACGGCACATTCGGCGCTGTCTATCCCCGCAGCGGCCTTGCCACCAAAACCGGCCTCGCCCCCGCCAATATGGTTGGTGTCATTGATGAAAACTATACTGGCGAAATCATCGTAGCCTTACATAACTACAGCAATGAACCTCAGGCGTTCGCCATCGGGGATCGTATCGCCCAGCTGGTCGTCCAACCCGTTGTCCACTGCACCGTCACCCAGGTCACAGAACTCCCTGATACAGACCGCGGTAACGGCGGCTTTGGTAGCACAGGAGAACAGTAATGCACAAACTCTATTCTGCGAAGTATATATTGATTTCTGACGGAACAAATAACATTTTTGCTAGTGATTTGTTATTTTTAGAGGGTGAACCAACTAAACACCTTGACAGTTTTGGAACCTTTTATGAATTCTATGATGCTGTAGCTTCTTGCAAGTATCCCTGGAGCAATCACTGTTACTGTGATAAATCAATGTTCCTTCATAAACCACTTGTTAAATTTTATGGAACTTTTGACTGGTTTTTTACGACAGAAAATTTCAAAGCACCTGTTTCTGTTGAAACGCAGTACAAAGAATGTTCCACTAAGGATTATGACTTTAATTTTTTCAAAGAAAACCTGTCTATGGACGACTTTGTAACCTTCCTGCGGGAGCATAACCTTATCGGAGGCAACACTTAATGAATCTTACTTTTGTTCCAAACGCCCTTGAAAAAATCTCTCCCGCCTGGGTTATGTCAGACATTACATACCCCGATGGTATCATAACCCGCACCGAGGACGATTACCTTCGCCGCATCGGCAGCACCTTCAAGGGTATTTCTTTCCTTGGCCCCGGCTATCCTGCCTGGTTTGAATACTCCAAAGACAACCTCGGCGCTTCCAAGTCTGGCTTCTTACATACCAGCCTTGTTAAAGAGCTTGAAATTATCCTTGATATAGGTTATGCCAAGCTTGCCATCACAACCGAACATAGCATTTTCTTTCTGGAATCCGCAGAACCCGTTCAGGAAACCGCTGAAATTCGTGAGCTGATGGATCAAATCAACGCTCTAAATAAGTAACAAAAACATTAAAGGTTGCGCTCTTAACGCGCGGGTGGGTATGGGGTTTATTATTTATGACATTATCAGAAAAATCAGAACTGCTGCGCCTGTTGCAGCTCTATCAGGACGATCTTTTGCGTAAAAACCGTGAGAACATTCAAACAGCTGATGCTGTTGCCAAAGATAGCCTGTCCTTTATGGACGCTTCTTATTTTTACGGTATTAAAGCCCAGTACAACCACGCCCGCCTGATTGCTCGTAAGTTATCAGTTGAAATCGGTAAAGATGTCAAATCTTACTGGGAGCTGTCCTGATTCACAAACAAAAAACCGTGCAGGCACAACCACCCACACGGTTCATCCCATTACTTTAATTTTTCCAAAATCTCATCAGCACTCATGCCGTTCGCCAGCAGCTGGTTGATCATTTCCTGCGCCTGAATTTTCTTTGCTTCCGCCTCAGCAGCAATGTCCGCCTTGGCCTTTTTCTCTTCCAGCTTGGTCAGTTTTTTCTCCGCGGCCTTCACATCCGCCTTCTGCATTTTCAAGGTTTCTTTCATGGATTGCAGGTCGGTTTTCAGCTCCTCAATACTGGCATTGGTCTTGGCAACTTCGGCTTCCGCCTCTTCCTTTTCTTTCTGAGCAGCGGCAATCAGGTTTTCGTAATCAACACCGGCAGCTTTTACTTTATTCTTGCTTCCCTTGGTTCTCGGCATAGTGCTAACCTCCTACAAAATATTTTATGCGTTCAGTATATCACAGCGGTTTTCAAACTGCAATAGACGTTCAAAGGGGGAATTCTCTCTGCTTATTTTTTATGATACCTGCGCCCTGCTCAATATGGGCGCACATGTTGTCGGTCGCCCATTTATTATCTCCGTCCAAACCCTGCTGGAGCTGGAATCCATCAAAACCAGCCGCACCAAAGATGAATCCGTTCGTTATCGTGCCCGCCAAATGACTCACTATCTCGATAGCACCCATGATTCTGACCTTTATCATGTCTCCAATGCTACCGATTATCTGAACGATGATACCTGCCTATTTCGCAGCACACTGCCCAACACCCCGGATTCCATCATCATTTATGCGGCCTGGAAAACATACAGCCAAAACCAGGATATGATCTTCTGCACGGACGATCTCTGCTGTAAACACCTGGCCTCTTCCCTCGCCCACCTGCCCGTCTGCTCCTCCAAGGATCTTCTCCCCCGCCAAAGCTATACCGGCTTTCTGGAGGTCACTCCAACCGATGAGCAATACGCTGCCCTCTATGAACAGCCGGAACGAAATACTTTTGGCCTTATCCCCAATCAATATCTTATCGCTCACAGCCCCGCAGACAGCTCCGTACAGGCGTTTAAGTGGGTAGACGGTAAACATGTCGCGATGGATTATAAGCCCTTCAAAACGCAGGCATTTGGAGCTGTCAGGGCCAAGGAGAAAGATATTTACCAGATGCTCGCCTTTGATAGCCTTTTACATAACCAAATCACCATGCTGTGCGGTCCTGCCGGTACTGGCAAAAGCTATCTGGCTCTGGCTCACATGCTCAAGCTGCTGGAAACCCATAAGATTGATAAAATCATCGTGTTCACCAACCCTTGCGCCACATCCGGCGCTGCCCGCCTTGGCTTTTACCCCGGCACCCGCGATGAAAAGCTGCTTGATAGCCAAATCGGCAACATGCTCGGCGCTAAACTCGGCGATACTATGGAACTCCAGCGCTATATTGATGCCAACAAAATCCAGCTTCTCCCCTTCTCGGATCTGCGCGGCTTTGATACCACCGGCATGAACTGCGCCGTCTATATTACCGAGGCCCAGAACCTTGATATTGAAATGATGCGGCTTGCTCTTCAGCGTATCGGCGAAGATTCCATCTGTATCATTGATGGTGATTATGACGCTCAGGTCGATCTCGATATCTACTCTGGCGATAATAACGGTATGCGCCGCCTCTCCCAGGTCTTCCGCGGTCAGGATTTCTATGGCGAGGTCAAGCTCCAAAAAATCTACCGTTCCCGTATCGCCGCACTTGCACAGGAGATGTAAACAATGACAGCTAATACAGATAAACTTCTTTCAATTCTTACCGGCATTCTTATTACCGTTCTGGTTTATTTTTTGGTCTTTTGGTTTCACCTGGCTCTCGCCAAGTTTATTTTGGTGCCTATGTTTGGCACCGCCATCTGCTCCACATTGAACCAGTTATTCAATACCGCATCCTTCACCCCGCAAATGCTACCCTCCACATACGCCTGGACCTGCCTGATCGGCGGCATCTTCTTCTGGCCTCATATCAGCAGCAGCAAACATTAAGGAGTACACGCCATGAAAAAATATACCGCACAAACGCTTACTGATGAAGGCTACACCATTGAGAACGCTCAGATTACAAACGTATCTCTTTCAACCACAAATTATTGCTGTCTCTCTCTTGATCTTACTCTCAAAGCTGCCAGTTGGGATGTTGTTTACGGCGGTTACTGCCTTGGCAAAGTCTACCCCGACAGCTATGAAAAAGATTCTTACGAGGGTTCTGCCATCGGTATGGAGGCTATCATGCGCATCATGGATGTCGTTGGTGTTTCCCGTCTGGAAGACATGAAAGGTAAATACATTCGTGTCGCTACCAAGGGCTGGGGCAGCACCGTTAGAATCATCGGCAATATCATCAACAACCGCTGGTTCGATTATGACTCTTTCTTCAAAGATAAGGAATCAACCTCTTCAGCCGACCTGGCGGATTGATTACTTTCTTCGTCTTACCACCACTCGCGGCTGTGCATGCCCAAACAAACTCCGCTTCGGCACTTCAAACGCTGTTTCAAACTCCTCGTCAAATTTGGCCCGCACCTTAAAATAGTCCGTGATTTTTGCCTGGATCTCCCGCAGGGCCTGCTGTTCCTTTTCAATCTGGATGTATTGTTCTCTTGTGCAGCTGTCCCCTTCCTGTATCCGCTGTTTCCATTCGTTCAGGGCATCCTCCTGGTAGCCGCACAGCTCCAGCATCTCATTGCAAAATCTTACGCTTGTCGGTCCTGCCATTCATAACCACTCCTTGCCTTTTTCTTTTATCTTATCATATCAGAGGTGATTTCTCTATGAATTTCTTTACTGCTGACCTTCATTTTTCTCACCGTAACATTATCCGCTTCGATGACCGTCCGTTTCTTGACCTGCCCTCTATGCACGCGGAGCTTATCAAGCGCTGGAACAGCGTTGTCTCTCCGGGCGATAACGTTTATGTCCTTGGCGATATGTTCTGGGACCCGTCCGAAGCTCCTATGATCCTTGAACAGCTCAATGGTCATATCCATCTTATTAAGGGCAACCACGATAAAATCTCACCGGAAATGATGCGCTACTTTTCTTCCATCAAGGGCTATGATGAACTCACAGCCGGCAAATACAAACTTATTCTCTGCCACTACCCTATCATGTTCTACAACCACTCCTATTCGCCGGAGTGCTACATGCTCTGCGGCCACGTCCATAACACCCGTGAGAATACCTATCTCGCCAAGTGGAAAGCAGAACTGCGTGATAACGCAGTCGGTATCGCCAGTAACAAGGGCAACATCATCAACGTTGGCTGTATGCTGCATGATTATACCCCCAAAACCCTTAACCAGCTCATTGCCTGGGATAAGGAAGGAGGTTGGAAAGTTGAGTAAAACAATCTTTATCTTTACGGAAGAATTTGACGATGCCGGCCATCTCATCAAACGTACCATCACAACCGAACAGGGCGAAACAATTCTGCCGGTAACGCCAAACACCAAGCCGATTGATAACATGCCGTTTATCCCCACTCCCACTCCCTGGATAGCGCCGCCTGATGTAACCTGTAATTCTACCGGAGGTACCGCCCATGAATCCTAAAGAATTTGAACTGGCTGCCTGCACCGCCATCTCCCGCTACTTCAATGATAACGCTGATGTAACTGGTGTCTATCTGTCACCGGATGATATCTACACCGTCTGGTCGTGTAAAACTCTTCAAAACAATAAAGGTCTTTTCACCACCCCTGTCAAAGACGGCCTGTATTACGAAGCTACCTATAACGGCGATAAGCAGGAACTCTACATTGACTGTTATCAAAAGCTTAAAAACTTTGCAGTAAAAGTCAGCGAATAAAACAACATAGCCCCTATCCACTGTCACCCAGCGGACGGGGGCTATCTTTTTAGTTCATGCCAAAATCAGCAAACAACGGGTTCTTCAACAGCATTCCCACAATCAAATACCGGTAAGATTTCACACTGCCGTCATAATAAAGGGTTCCTCGTATCCTCTGCTTTTTCACCAGCCCAGCCATGAACTCTGCCTGCTCTTTCGTAAAATACAAAGAAACCTGCGGATAGTTCTTGTCATCCAGCCGCGTTGCAATGTACCGGTTGATTTTCGCTTCTGTCGGCAGCAC